GGATTAGGCAGAGTTACATTTAATGGCACAGGTAAAATTCAAAGCCTTGCTGAAAAAGTAACTGTATCTGGTTCATTTGATTCTGACATTGACTTTGACACACAAACACAAGGTGTTGTTTTAAGTACAGCAGCAGCAACTGCTAACTTTACTGTCAATTTAAGAGGTGATGGTTCTAATTCACTAGATTCAACTATGGATGTAGGTGAGTCTATCACAGTAGCATATATTTCAAAGCAAAACGCAACAGCGTACTATAACACAACAGTAAAAGTTGATGGAACAGGAGTAACTCCAGTTTGGCAAGGCGGAAGCGCACCAACTGCTGGAAACGTTTCATCAAGTGATGTTTACACATACACTGCAATTAAAACTGCAGGTTCTACTTTCACAGTGTTAGCAGCGCAAACGCAATTTGCATAATAGGAGGAATAAAGAAAGATGCCATTAATTGGTTCATTTGGATCAGCTTCGGGAAGAGGTTTTGGCCGTGGTGGCGGTAAACCACTAAGAATTTTTGATATTCTATTCGTAGCTGGAGGTGGTGCAGCTTGTGCTGCTTGTCACGGACCTGGATCAGGTGGTGGTGGAATGAGAACATCTTGGCCAGGTGGAACTCAATTAGAAATTGATGGTAAAACAACTTACACTGTAACTGTTGGAGCTGGTGGAGCAGGACAATCTGCTGCAGGCGGACCACCAATTCACGGAATTAACAGACCTGGAAATCCAGGAGGAAATAGTGAAATTTATTTATCTGCACCTAATGTATTATATTATTCAACAGGAGGTGGTGGAGGAAACCCTCCAGGCGCTGCTGGAGATCCAGGAGGTGCTGGATCAGGAACTTATTATAGTTCTATTGTAGGAGCTGGTAATGCTGGTGGATTTTCACCACCTGAAGGATCACCAGGATCTCACGGTCAACCTATTTCACCAGGAAACGTTGGTGGCGGAGGCGGCGGAGGCGGCGCGTCTGGAAATACTAGAGGTCTAGGAGGTGGTAATGGAACATCAACAGATATTTCAGGATCATCTATAACATATGGTGGCGGCGGCGCTGGAGGATGGTATGCTAATGGAAGTAGTCAACCAGGAGGATCTGGCGGGGGAGCCCCAAGCTCTGGAGGAGGAGCTGGTCCTCCTGGAACAAATGGCCTAGGTGGCGGCGGCGGAGGCGGCGGCCCAGGACCTACAGGAGATGGCGGATCAGGTGGAAGTGGTAGAGTTATCTTTAGATACCCTTCTGCATTCTCTACAACTGTAGCACCAGGAACTAATACAATTACAGACCACCCTGGTGGAGATAAATTAGCAACATTTAACGTGTCAGGAACACTATCGGTAGATTAATATGGCAACTTTTGCAAAATTAAATATTTTAAATGAAGTAGTTAACATTATTAAAGTAGGTAATGATGTTTCTACCGCAGCAGGCCCATTAGGTGAAAATGATATGCACGTAGATGGAGAAACTTATTGCCAAAATTTATTTGGTGAAGAAGGTATTTTTAGCTACAAACAATGTTCATTTAGTAATGCATTTAGATTAAGAAATGCTAGTATAGGTGGAACATATGACCCTGTTAAAGATATTTTTCTTTCTCCAAAACCAGAAAATGGAATGGTTTTAAATGAAGAAGGAGATGATTGGACATACCCAATACCTTACCCAACAACAATAAATTGGATGGATGGTGAACTTTCTAAAAAACTACTAATAACTTATGATGAATCAATTGGTACATTTAGAACTACATTAAGTGATACAGGAACAGCACAAAATAGAGTTTGGAATAAAGATACATTGGTTTGGGAATAGTTGATTAATTAAATTATTTATTATAAACAAGAGAAAGAAATGAATTTAAAACATACCTTTTGGTATTTTAAAAATGTAGTTCCAGCTAAGATATGCGATGATATAGTAAATATTGGTTTATTAAGAAAAAAAACTTTAGCTAAAGTAGGTTCTACAACATCATCTACGGATAAATTATCTAAAAAAGATAAAAAAGATCTTCTTAAAACAAGAAATTCAAATATTGTTTGGTTAAGTGAACAATGGATATATGATGAATTAAATCCTTATATTCATATAGCAAATAAAAATGCAGGATGGAATTTTGATTGGGATTGGAATGAATCTTGTCAATTTACAATTTATAAAAAAAATCAATTCTATGATTGGCATTGTGATAGTTGGGATGAACCTTATCCTAATACAGCTAATGAAAAATGCAGAGGAAAAATTAGAAAACTATCTTTGACTCTACAATTAAGTGATCCAAAAGATTATAAGGGAGGAGAATTTATGTTTGATATATCTAATCCAAAAAAACAAAATATAATTTATCCAAAAGATATTTTATCAAGAGGAACAATAATAGTTTTTCCTTCTTACATCTATCATAAAGTTTCTCCTGTCACTAAAGGTGTAAGATATTCTTTAGTTAATTGGAGTTTAGGAAAACCATTTCAATGACAACACAAATAAATTTTTTTTATTATCCTATTTTTTTAGGAAAAATTGATATTAAAAAAATAAAGTTAAATAAAAAAACAATGAAACCAACTTGGTTAAGCAAGATAAGTTCAAATTTTTATTCTGAAGACAATAAGATAATAAATAAAGATACAGGACAATATTTAATGTTTACCATAGGAGAAACTATGAAAGATTATTTTAAAGGATGTAAAATTCAAATTGATCTACTTAATATTTGGGTTAATTTTTATAAACAAAAAGATTTTCAAGACCCACATACGCATCCAAAAAGTGATTTTTCTTTTATAATTTATAGCAAAATTAAAGAATCAAACACTATATTTTTTAATCCAAGTAAAGCTTTAATTGATGCTACGTATGATGAAAAAAAATTTCCAGGAATGGAAACTATATATAAACCAAAATGTAAACAAGGAGATTTAATTATATTTCCAAGTTTTATGACGCATATGGTTTTACCTTTATCAAATAGTGAAACAATAGCAGGTAATTTAAAAATAAATTATGTTAAATAATATTTTAATTGTTGGAGGAGGTTCTGCGGGTTGGATGACAGCAGCTACTTTAATAAAAGCATTTCCAGATAAAAATATTACATTAATAGAATCTCCAAATATTCCAACAGTTGGAGTTGGAGAAAGTACAATAGGTGGAATTAGAAATTGGACTAATTTTTTAGAAATAGAAGATAAAGATTTTTTATCTAGTACAGATGGTAGTTATAAATTAGGAATTAGATTTACCGATTTTTATAAAAAAGGTGAGCATTTCTTTTATCCATTTGGTTTAGAAAACACAGAAGGAAACGTTGCATCTAAAAATGATTGGTTTATAAAAAAAGAATTTTTTCCTGAAACACCTTATTCTGATTATGCAGATCATATTTTTCCAATTATGTCTTTAATTAATCAAAATAAAATATCTTATAATAAAGATAAATTACTTCCATCTTTTGAATTTAATTTAGATACAGCATTTCATTTTGATGCAACTAAGTTTGGAATATGGTTAAGAGATAAATATTGTATACCCAGAGGAGTCAAACACATCAAAGAAGATGTTATTTCTATTGAAACTAATGAAGAAGGTATTGAATCTTTAAATAAAAAACATAAAGCAGATTTATTTATAGACTGCACTGGATTTAAAGCATTATTAATGGATAAAACTTTAAAAGAACCTTTTGAATCTTATGAAGATTTATTACCTAACAACTCTGCTTGGGCTACTAGGATACCTTATAAAGACAAAGAGAAAGAATTAGTAACTTATACAAATTGTACTGCAATTGAAAATGGTTGGGTATGGAACATACCTTTATGGTCAAGAATAGGAACGGGTTATGTGTATTCAGATAAATTTGTTAGTGATGAAGAAGCTTTAGAACAATTAAAAAAACACTTAGGTAAAAGATCGCCTAAAGATAAATCTGATTATAAAAATATAAAAATGAGAGTAGGTATTCACAAAAGATTGTGGGTAAAAAATGTTTGTGCAATTGGATTAGCTGCAGGTTTTATTGAGCCATTAGAAAGTAATGGTTTGTTTTCTGTTCACGAATTTTTAAAATCGTTAGTTAGAAATTTAAAAAGAAATGAGTCTTCTCAATGGGACAAGGATAATTTTACATATGAATGTAAAAAAATGTTTAGAGAATTTGCAGAATTTGTAGCTTTACATTATGCTTTGTCACATAGAAAAGATACTCCTTATTGGAAAAATAATTTTAATAAAGAATGGTCCAAAAATTTAATTAACTTAGAACCTTTTCTTTTAAAAGGTTTAGCATATTCTAGTTATACAAGAATTTTTGAATATGCATTTGAACAAGGGGGCATACACGCCATAGCAGCAGGTATGCACTGGGCACCAACTGATTTAAACACTATTTTATTAAATACTCCTTATCCAAAAAAAGATGTACTTTCTACTTGGAATACTTTAATATATAATTTAAATAATAAAAAGAAAAACTGGGATAGAGCTGTAAAAAAAGAAGAAAGTTTATTTTCTTTTTTAAAAAAAGAAATATATGAAAAATAAATTTTATAAAATTATTAGAAACGCAATTTCAAAAGATCTTGCTTCTTTCTGCTATGATTATTTAATAATGAAGTCTAAAGTATTAAGAACATTTTTAAATGATAAGTGGATTACACCTGCTAATCAAATTCACGGCAGCTATAATGATGAACAATCATTAGGTGCTTTTTCTATATATGGTGATCCAGGTATGGAAACCTTGTTGCAAAAAATAAAACCTTTGATGGAAAAAACTTTAAAAACAAAGTTAATTGAAACATATGCTTACGCAAGAGTTTATTATAAAGGTAACGATTTAAAAAAACACAGAGATAGAGAAAGCTGTGAATTATCCACTACTTTAAATTTAGGTGGAGATCCTTGGCCAATTTATATAGAACCAAATGTAGAAGTTAATTTAAAACCAGGAGATATGTTAGCTTATACAGGATGCACATTAACTCATTGGAGAGAACCTTTAAAAGGAAATATTTGTGGTCAAGTATTTTTACATTATAATCCAAAAACAAAAAAACACTTAAAAAACATATATGATGGACGGTTGCATTTAGGTCTGCCTTCTGTTAAATAAGGAATAAAAGTATGAAATTAGATCCTCAGAATTTAGACACAAAAAATTTT